AGACTCATATGATGATGAGCAGATTTGGAAAGCTTACGATTGTTTATGTAAAAGCTATCCCCCGAAACAGATAAGAAAAATATTTAAACTATCTGTTCCGGCCTCCCAATTTAATGCCCTCGAACCTACAGCTCAAGAAGTATTAAAAAAATCAAGAACAAAGAAAATTTCTGAAAAAATTACTTACACTTATAAAGGAGTTTAACATGAGCGGAACAAAGAATTGGATTATGCAAATTGAAGAAGATTTTAACGATATGGTATCAGATAGAAAATCTGCAACAGAATGGTTGCTTGGAGATTTTAAATCTTTACACAATGCTAATCACGAAAAATTAACAGAGAAGACTAAAGAAGAGTTGGACGCTTTGTCTGATTCGGATTTTGAAGATTTATTTAGAGAATTGGTTTTAGATCCGATGGAAGAAGCAGAAAATGCTGAGGCATACTATGCAGATTTATCTTACGAACAATATAAGGAGGGCAATAATGTTAGTTAATGCAGAAGAAAGAAACAAACAATTTACAGGAGTAAAAGCCGTAATTACAGGCAAGCCTGGTATTGGTAAAACAACATTACTTACTCATTTAGATCCTCGTTATACATTATTTATAGACCTAGAAGCCGGAGATTTGGCTGTTGGAGATTTTAAAGGGAATACATTACAACCTCGAACTTGGGCGCAGTGTCAGGCTATTGCTTGTTTAGCTGGTGGATTTAATCCGGCTATTCAAAATCCAAAGGCAATGTATAGCCAAGCACATTATGAGGCTTGTTGTGCAAGTATACCTGAAGAAAAAGAAGCTATTGAGAAATCAAAGACTTTATTTGTTGATTCGATTACTGTTGCGTCTCGATTAGCTTTATTAGCGGCTCAACAAAATCCACAAAATTTTACGAAGACAGGCGCACTTGATACTCGAGGTTGTTATGGACAAATAGGTAGAGAGTTAATGGAATGGCTTATTCAATTACAGCATACCCGTAATAAGAATGTCATATTCTGTTCTGTTCTTGATGAGTATCAAGATGAATTAGGACAGCCCGTTTATGCCTTACAGCTTGAAGGCCAAAAAATATCTAGGGAACTTCCCGGTATTGTCGATCAAGTTATTACTTATGCCTTTGTTGATGAAGTCGACAAAGATGGCCATAAATCAAAATCAAGAAAATTTATTTGCACTACAGATAATGATTTCGGTTATCCGGCAAAAGACCGTTCAGGTAAACTTCAGACCTATGAAGAGCCTAACTTAAAACAATTATTAACAAAATTATTACCAACGCAAACTAAGGAGAAAAAGAATGCCTGATTTTAATGAATTACAAACAGAAACCAATACAAATGACAACACCCCATTACCACCTGGGCTATATGCTGTGGAAATTAGTGTTGATCGCAATAAAACTTTAGAACAACCTGAAAACATGGATGTGTTTAATGGGGAGTTTATACCTAATTTTTTTAGAAAGTCTGGATCAAGTCCACTACATTATTTTGCATTATGCTTTACTGTTGTTAGTCCTGATTTTTCCACTAGAAAATTTTGGAAAAATATGAATGTCTATGGCGCTCCATTGAGTGAGGGGCAACAAAAGAGTATTACATTTTCTAATTTAATAGTCAGAAGATTGATAGAATCACATTATGGCCTTGAGCATGATGATGTATCTGAGAAAGCTAAGAATTTAAGAAAATGTGCTTATAATGAAATTGAAGGTATGAATGCTGTTATTGATGTTGAGATAGAAGAGAATGCTGAGTATGGAGATAAAAATACTTTTAATCCTTGGCAAGGTGTAATCACTGCTGATGATCCTCGTTATGCAGAATATGCTCAATACTTTACTAACAAGGTTGTAGACACTTCAACTAAAACTTTTGAGAAAAAGGCTGAGGTTGTAAAACCAACCGGGAATACAGCTACAGCAGCCTCGAAAGCAGCCGACTTTGGTATATAATCATGGGAGGCGATAAACTAACGGCCTCTCAGGTTAAAAAAGATATTCAAAGTTTGCAAAAAGCTTATCAAGATATTGGTAAAGCAACCGAAAAACTTGAACATACTATTGGCTCATTGCAGGGAAAGATAGATTCAGGAGAAATACCCAATGTAGAAACTCGTGGGCGTAAGCCTAACGAGGAAAAACTAGAAATGTTTCGCACACTTTTCTTGGAGGGTAAAACGGTAACAGAAGTAGCAAAAGCCATGGGTTGCGCTACCTCTTATGCCTCTCAGAAGAAATCTGAATTTGGGTTGTAGTAAGTGGCACCTGGGTAAATCCATAAATCTCTGGTTTGTTGACAGGGTTTACCTAGGTGTTTTCAAATGTTTAAAAGTTGTGTAAAAGAAAAAAGAGGAAAACGTGTCTGTGGATTATGTCATAGCCTGGGTTATCATAATTATGGTTATCATGATTTTTCTCGATCTATTCCGATAGCTTGGTTCGGTTGCAGAGACGGACAAAATTTTTTTTCTAAAAATATAGGATACAATATGGATTATAAAGGAACAGATACAGAGTATGAAGCTGTAATTGATACTGTTAAAAATACATTACTGCCAATGTTTGAGGACATAGGTTTTGATAAATCTTTTAACGATTTAGAAAAACAAGAAGTTATTGATTTTGTTGTAAAAATAATTAATGGTTATAGAGATAACTTACACATACGAATCAGTGACGATAACCCTGAAGGCGTGAAAGAGTTTATGAATGTAAATGGCCTAGAAGTTCCAGAAGACGGTTATGAAATTATTGAAGGAAGAAAAGTAAAAGTTACAGGAAAAGGTAAGAATAAAAAATATTTAGAACCGCCTTATGATGATAAAATCCCGTTCTAGAGTAAAAGGAAAGAGGAAGATCCTTAATGTTAAAATCAGAAGAAAAAAAGATAAAATTAAATAAACTTGTTGGGGATATTTCTGACGAGATTAACGAAATCATAGATGATAAATTAGAGAAAGATAATCAACAACAGCCAAGACGAGAATATATTGGTGGCTCTAGCATAGGTGATGATTGTAAAAGAAAATTACAATATCGGTTGTTAGGGCTTGAACCTGATAAACATTTTGAGGGGAGAACGCTCAGAATATTTGGAACAGGGAATGCTTTTGAGGATATGGCTATAGGGTGGCTTACACGAGCAGGTTTTAGTGTTAGAGAAAAAGATAAAACGGGTAAACAGTTTGGTTTTTCTCATTACAATGACAGAATAAAGGGCCATGTTGACGGGATCATTATGGCTAGTCCTTTTGAGGAAGATTATCCGTATCTTTGGGAATGTAAATCAGCTAACGATAGCAATTGGAAAAAATTTAAAAAAAATGGAGTAGCTAAAACTAACAAAGTTTATTTTGCTCAGATAGTTGTTTATCAATATTACATGGGATTAACAGAAAATCCGGCACTCTTTACAGTTGTTAATAAAAATACACAAGAGATATATCATGAAAGGGTTTTATTTGATTCACAATTTGCTCAAGAATGTTCTGATAAGGCGGCTTTAATACTCAAGGCTACTGATGCTCAAGAGTTAATGCCACGAGTAGCTTTTGACAGAGACCATTTTAATTGTAGGTTTTGTGAATTTAGTAAAAGATGTTGGGATGTAGATGGAGCAGAATAGGGAGATAGATCAATTCAAAAGACAATGCTCTAGCAGACTAGCCGATATATATTTTCATCTTTTCCCGGCTGGTAAAGTTATCGGGACAGAATTTGTTATTGGAGATTTAGATGGTAGTAGGGGCCAATCTGTTTCTTTTAGTCTTGATCCCTCTAAAAATGGTGTAGGGGGAGAATTTAATACTTCAGATAAAAATAGAATGTTTTCAGACTTCATTGAGGTTTGGAAGTATAAAAAGAATGTTAACTTTGTCGAAGCCATTGAAGATATAGGAAAATTTTTAGGAGTAAATAATCCTATTGAATATACTCCTCCTCCAAAACAAGAAATAAAAGAAAAAGGAAGGGTTGTTGCTGAGTATCCTTATACAGATATTCATGGCAACCTGGTTTGCACGGTTATTAGAAAAGAGTTTAATGATGGCAATAAAACTTTTTTACCTCAATTAGCTAATGGCGATTATAAAATGCCGTCTGTTCGTCCACTTTATAATCTTTCTAAAGTAGCTAACTCAGACAATATTATAATAGTTGAGGGAGAAAAGTGTGTAGATGCGCTTACTTTAAAAGACTATGTAGCTACTTCTGCTATGGCCGGATCATCTGCTCCTCTTGATAAAACCGATTGGTCTCCTTTGGAAAACAAAGACATTATCATATGGCCTGATAACGATGAACCTGGTTTAAAATATGCTGAATCAGTTGCTACCTATCTTATAGGTTTTTGTAAATCAGTCAGAGTATTACAACCACATAAAGGAAAACCCAAGGGTTGGGATGCCGCTGATGCTGTAACAGAAAACTTTAATATACATAATTTCTTATCATTAGAAGAAGGCGATAGAAAAGTTATTAACCTTCTTGATAAAACTTTATCAGCTTCTAAGTACACTAGAGGCACTGCCCCTCCTTATAAATATTTGATAGAAGAAACTTTACCACAAGGTGTTGCAGGAGTTTTAGCGGCTCAGGGCGATACGGGTAAAGGTCTGTTAACTTTAGATATGGGTTTAAAACTTGCTTATGGAACTCCGGGAAGAGATAGAGTATTTGATAGCCCTATTACTAAAAACGGTTCAGTTGTCATAATGACTGCTGAGGATGAGGCAGACGAGATACATAGAAGAATTGATTCGTTAGATGACGAAGGTTATCGGTTTAGAGAGACAGGACATGATTTAAAAATTATTCCTTTTCCTAATTACGGAGGAACAGTTCCAATTGTTACTGTTGAAAAAGGCAGACCACAAATTACTCCTGAATGGAGAAATATATGCGACCAAATAAAAAAAATTGAAGATGTAGTTCTTGTTGTTATTGATCCACTAAGTTCTTTTGTTTATGCCGATATAAATGCTGATCCGGCTATGGGTAGTTTTGTAACAGGATATTTCGCTAGTCTATCAACCGAAACGAATGCAACCTGGTTAATAATACATCACATGGCTAAGGTAGATATGAAACACCCCGTCACAACACCTGAACACGCAAGAAATCTTATTCGGGGAACTTCTGCTATCGTAGATGGTCTAAGATTTGCTATGGCTATGTGGACTCCTCCTGAAAGTGAAATGAAATATATATGCAAAACTTTAGGGGTGGACTTTAGAAGAAATAGAGTTGCTCATGGAGCTGTTGTTAAATCAAATGGCCCTGCTAACAGAGAGATAAGAACTTTTTTAAGAAACACAAAAAATGGTTTGTTAGAAGGTTGCAGTGAGGAACTCGGTATGGCTCGTCACGGAACAGAAATAGATCTACAAGAATTAGTTATGTGTATTAAACAAGCTGCTTACGAAGGTAAACCATTTACACAAACAGGAAGAGCAAACGGTATTGCTTATCATAAAGAAAGATTGACACCTCGTTTTCATGATAGAGGTATAAACAATCTTCAAGACATGGTTCAAACTTTAATTGATACAAATAGAATTGTTAAAGCTATGGCTTTAGGATCAAAAAGTAAGAAGTGGTTAGATGTTCCCGATGGCCCATTTGCAGAAGGAGATGGAGAATTTACAACAGGAGCTTAAGCGGCATACCTCGTTGCAAGATTAGCTAATCCACCGTCACCAAATTTTCCGTTTCTTAAAGCCCAACTAAGTAGAGT